CAAGTAAATCAAGAGCACTTGGTATTGAAAGAAAACCAAAAGGTTTTGTAAAAACAGGTGCAAGAGTTTTAGGAAGAGGACTTGGAGTTGCAGCATCACCTGCATTACTAGCACCGTTTATGGCGGGAGATATTGCTAGTCAGGTTGCAGAAGGAGATTCAATTACAGATATTGCAACAGATCCATTAAATTATACTTATCCAATATTTGCTGAACAAACAGATAAATTAACTAGAGGGTTAAACCCAACACTTAGAAAAGCTGCTAGATTAGGCTTACCAAAAGTAGCTCTTCGAGGTTTGTCTAGACTAGGAATAGGTGGACTAGGTGCCTCTTTAGCTATACAAGGATTAGGATTATTAGATGACTAAAAAATTAACAACCACAGTTCCACCTCTTAGAGGACCTAACCCACAGGGGTTGAATGTTCCTGGAAAAAAGATTATAGTAGTAAAGAACTCGGAGAAAAATAATGGCAGATATAGACAAAGCTTTACCGAACGTAGAGCAGGAAATAAAATTACCTAGCGAAGAAGAGATAGTAGAAGCTTCTCAAGATAATATTGAAGAACAAGTTGGACCAGAAGATATTCAGGTCGAACAAGATGAAGATGGTGGTGCTACAATCACTTTTGATCCTGAAGCTGTAAACCAGCCAGGAACTAACGAACACTTTGACAATTTAGCAGACTTACTTCCTGAAGAAGTTTTAGGTAAATTAGGTTCTGAACTTTTTGAAAACTACACACAGTACAAAGCATCAAGAAAAGATTGGGAAGATGCATATACAAAAGGTTTAGATTTATTAGGATTTAAATACGAGACAAGATCTCAACCATTCTCAAATGCAAGTGGTGCAACCCACCCTGTATTAGCAGAAGCGGTAACACAGTTTCAAGCACAAGCTTACAAAGAATTACTCCCAGCGACTGGTCCGGTACATACTCAAATTATGGGTATACCAAGTAGACAAAAAGAAGAGCAGTCAACAAGAGTAAAAAATTTCATGAACTATCAACTCATGAACGTGATGAAAGAGTATGAACCCGAGTTCGATCAGTTACTTTTTTATCTCCCTCTTAGCGGCTCTGCTTTCAAGAAAATTTATTACGATGAAATTCTTGACAGAGCCGTGTCTAAATTTGTTCCGGCAGATGACCTGATAGTTCCATACACTGCAACATCTTTAGAAGATGCAGATTCAATCGTGCATGTTTTAAAAATGTCAGAAAATGAATTAAGAAAAAAACAAGTATCTGGTTTTTATAGAGACATAGAAATTACACCAGGCTATGCACAAGAAACAGAAGTAGAGAAAAAAGAAAGAGAACTTGAAGGAGTCAAGAAAACTAGAGATGAACAAATGTTCACTATTCTAGAAGTACATACAAATCTTGACCTAGAAGGTTTCGAAGATAAAGACATGGAGCAAAACCCGACAGGAATTAAACTTCCTTACATTGTAACTTTAGATACATCGTCAAGAGAAGTTTTGTCAATTAGAAGAAACTTTAAACCTGAAGATCCAACAAAAAGTAAAGTAGAATATTTTGCACACTTTAAATTTTTACCGGGTCTAGGTTTTTATGGTTTTGGTTTAATCCACATGATCGGTGGATTATCACGAACTGCAACGAATGCACTTAGACAATTATTAGACGCTGGTACGTTTTCAAATATGCCAGCTGGATTTAAGCAAAGAGGTATTCGTGTTAGAGATGAAGCGCAATCGATTCAACCTGGAGAGTTTAGAGATGTAGATGCACCTGGAGGAAACATCAGAGACGCATTTATGCCTTTACCTTTCAAAGAACCATCAGCAACATTATTACAATTAATGGGAATAGTGGTTCAAGCAGGACAACGATTTGCCGCCATTGCTGACATGCAGGTCGGTGACGGCAACCAACAGGCCGCTGTTGGAACGACCATTGCTCTTTTAGAACGTGGTTCCAGAGTCATGTCAGCCATACATAAAAGATTGTATGTGGCACTTAAAAAAGAATTTGTATTGTTAGCTGACGTATTTAAAACATATCTTCCACCAGAATATCCGTATGACGTTGTAGGTGGACAAAGAAATATTAAGGTTGCAGACTTTGATGAAAAAGTAGATATCTTACCTGTTGCAGATCCAAACATATTCTCACAATCACAAAGAATAAGTTTAGCTCAAACAGAATTACAACTTGCGATGTCAAATCCACAAATGCATAATTTGTATGAAGCTTATAAAGATATGTATTCTGCAATTGGTGTAAAAGATATTAATAGAATCCTACCACCACCTCAACAACCAATGCCAATGGATCCAGCATCTGAAAATATTATGGCAATGAGTGGTAAACCTTTTCAAGCATTTAAAGGTCAGGACCACAGAGCACATATAACTTCACATTTAAATTTTATGGCAACTAATATGGCTAAAAATAATCCTGTAATTATGGGTGCATTACAAAAAAACATCTTTGAACACATTTCTTTAATGGCGCAAGAGCAATTAGAAGTAGAGTTCAGAGAAGAAATACAACAATTAATGCAAATGCAACAAATGGCACAACAAAATCCACAGATGGCACAGAGTCCTGAAATTCAACAACAGATTATGCAGTTAAGTATGGGTATTGAAGCAAGAAAAGCTAAGTTAATTGCTGATATGACTCAAGAGTTTAAGGAAGAAGAAAACAAAATCATGGGTGATTTTGGAAATGACCCTATTGCAAAACTAAAAGCAAGGGAATTAGACCTTAGGGCTATGGATAACCAACAAAAACACGACCAAGCTGATCAAAGATTAAACTTAGACAAGTCAAAAGCTATGATGAATCAAGGTAATCAAGAAGATAAGCTTGAACAAAACGAAGAATTAGCTAAACTAAGAGCTAATACGTCTATTGAAAAGACAATTTTAAGTAAAACAATTCCATCAGCACCGAAAATGGGTGAAATGCCTGGAAATGTTGCTATAATCAGAAGTAGAGGAGAATAAATATGAAAAAAAATAAAAAAAACAGTCACGCAGGCATGACTCATGTAGATCATGACATGTTCTTGAATAAAGACGGTTTACTAAACGGCGGAGTAGAAGTTGAGGTGTCAAACCCTACTGAAACTCAATCAGTTCAAGTAAAAGGTCAAAGAAGAATGCTTGCAGAAAAGAAAAGCAAAGCAGATTGGTACTAACATGTGGTTTCAGGCAATTAAATTAGCCGTTTCTGCTGGAAGTAAAATTTATGCTAACAAGCAGAAAACTAAAATGGCTATGTCAGATGCACAATTAATGCACGCATCTCGTATGGCCGAAGGAAAAGAAGCTTACCAAGGTAAATTATTAGAAGCACGTCAATCGGACTGGAAGGACGAGGCGGTTCTTGTAATTTTGTCGGCGCCCATCGTAATTTTGGCGTGGGCAGTCGTATCAGAAGACCCAACAGCGATGGACAAAGTAAAATTGTTCTTTGATATGTTCTCTACGCTCCCGTCATGGTTCACTAATCTTTGGATTCTTGTCGTGGCGAGCATTTATGGTATAAAGGGTACACAGATTTTTAAAAATCACGGAGGAAAAAAATAATGGCAAAGAAAAAACTAAAAAAACTTCTTAAAGGTTTAGGAATTGGTGCCGCTTTGTTAGGTGCCGGTAAAGCTTTAATGAATAAAAAATCTACAGCTAATGTAAATAGCGGAAGAGGTGGAACAAGTTCTAGCGCTATAGCTAGACAACTAGCTAATATGGAAGAACCTGTATATCAAGATGACATAATGAGAGGAGGATCTGGTGTTAAAAACATGAGAAAGATTCCTGGAATGATGGTTGAAGGAGATAGATACAGTATATTAGACAGCATGGGTTTTAAAAAAGGTGGTAAAGTTAGAAAAACTAAAAAGGGCGGTAGAGCTGTAAGAAAAGCAAGCCGTAGTAAGAAAAAATAATGAAACCAAAAAAGAAAATACCTGCCGGTAAAAAAGGTAAAGGCATAAGAGCTCTTAAAAAGAAAGCACCACAAGTTGCAAAACGAATGGGGTATAAAAAAGGGATGAAAGTCTGTGGCTAAACTTTGTGCAAAAGGTAAGGCAGCAGCCAAGCGTAAATTTAAAGTTTACCCCTCGGCGTACGCAAACATGTACGGCTCTGCTGTATGTTCTGGTAAAATAAAACCAGGTGGAAAGAAAAAGAAAAAATCCAAGAGAAAATAATGGCTGAAGGTGGTCT